GGTCGAAAGCATGTGATGTGCCTGTCTCAGGCCAGTGTCGAGGAGGGGATTAAGGCAGCCAGGCTGCTATTCCCGCGCTGCTACTTCGACAAAGACAAGACAGAGCGGCTGATGGAGTGCCTGAAGCGATACCGGCGAGCGATCCACACGCAGACAGGCGAACCTATGGGGCCGCTGCATGACGAGTACAGCCACGGCGCTGATATGTTTCGGTATGTCGGTCAGGCAGTAGAGCTGATGCGCAACGACCAAGAACCTGACTACGATGAGGCCGAGGCACCGGACTGGCGACTATGAGAGATACGACAATGCAACCACAAAGCACAAGGTCCAAGGGTGTGAAGCCCAAGGCAGACGACAAGCAGGGCGGCGTACTGACGTTTGAGGAGTACAGCGACCTGTTCAATGAGATCGAGGAACAACCGCACTGGCGATCAGTGGCCGACAAGGAGATGGATTACGCTGACGGCAACCAGCTGGACAGCGAACTTCTAAGGCGCCAAGCCGAGCTGGGTATTCCACCGGCAATCGAGGATCTGATCGGCCCGGCATTACTGTCCCTTCAGGGGTTCGAGGCCAGTACGCGCACTGACTGGCGGGTGACGCCCAACGGGGAAACAGGCGGGCAGGATGTAGCAGACGCTCTGAACTACAAGCTGAACCAGGCGGAGCGCGAATCCAAGGCTGACCGGGCCTGTTCCGATGCCTTCCGGCCGCAGATCGCCGCCGGTTTGGGCTGGGTAGAGGTGCGCCGGGAGAAAGACCCGTTCAAATACCCTTATCGATGCGCAGCCGTACACCGCAACGAGATCCACTGGGATATGAAGGCCAAGGAGCCGGATCTGTCCGATGCAAGATGGCTGTGCCGTCAACGGTGGCTGACCGCTGACCGTATCGCACTGGCATTCCCGGATCATGCCGAGTTGATCGAGGCGATGGGCGTACATGGTGGTGACTGGTGGGCAGACAGCAGTACGGCCACGATTGAGGGCGGCACAAGCACCGGGCTGCAGAACGCATGGAATCAGGCAAGAGCATGGACGCACCACGAGCAGCGATGGTACGACCAAAGCAGCAAGGAAATGTGTCTGGCTGAGGTCTGGTACCGTCGCTGGGTGTCTGTGTTGGTCATCAAAACCCCGGACGGCAGGGCTGTTGAGTATGACGAGGACAACCTGAATCATGCCGTTGCCGTTGCTAGTGGCGCAGCCAGGGTAGAGAGAGCTATCGTTGCAAGGGTGCGCCGCAGCTACTGGCTTGGGCCACACATGCTGGATGATGGGCCGACTCCGTATCCGCACCGCCATTTCCCCTATGTGCCTTTCTGGGGCTTCCGTGAAGATGGCACCGGCGTGCCATACGGCTACGTTCGGGGCATGAAGTACGCCCAGGACAGCCTGAACAGCGGATTGAGTAAGCTGCGTTGGGGTATGAGTGTAGCCCGGGTTGAGCGCACCAAAGGCGCTGTTGCCATGACCGATGCCCAGTTGCGCAAACAGGTGGCACGGCCGGATGCCGATATTGTGCTGGATGCAACGCACATGGCGCAGCCTGGCGCCCGGTTCGAGGTCAAGCGTGACTATCAGCTGTCCGACCAGCATTTCCAGATGCTCAACGACAACCGGCAGGCCATTGAGCGAGTGAGCAATATCACAGCGGGTTTCATGGGTAAGCAAGGCACGGCAACTTCCGGTCTGCAGGAGCAGACGCAGGTAGAGCAGAGTAATCAGGGTCTGGAGCGCATCATGGACAATTTCAGGGATGGCCGAACACAAGTCGGCAACCTGCTGATGGCGCTTATCATTGAGGATTTGGGGGACCAGCCGCAGACCGTGATCATTGAAGGGGACGCAGTGCGCGAGGATCGCACCGTGGTGATCAACAAGCCGGAGGTGGACCCGGCAACCGGCGTTACCTACCTGTCCAACGATCTGCAGCGCACTCGACTCAAGGTGGCGCTGGAGGATGTGCCGAGCAGCAGCAGCTACCGCTCGCAGCAGTTGGCCGCTATGTCCGAGGCCGTGAAGTCGCTGCCGCCTGAGTATCAGGCCGCCGTGATGCCGTTCATGGTGTCGCTGATGGATGTGCCGTACAAACAGGACGTAGTAGAGGCAATCCGTAAGGTGCAGCAGATGCCGACACCGGAGGAGGTCGAGCAGCAGACGCAGGAGGCCGTGAAGAAGGCATTGACCGAAGCAGGCATGGAGTTGAAGGAGCGTGAGCTGGTGATCAAGGAGCGCAAGGCCGACAGTGAAATGAAGAACCTGGACGCCAAGGCGGTACAAATCGGCGTTCAAGCCGCATTCTCTGCAATGCAGGCAGGCGCACAGATCGCACAAATGCCGCAGGTCGCCCCGATAGCTGACGAGGTGATGAAGGGCGCAGGCTACCAGATGCCGAATCCGGCAGGCGTTGATCCCAACTACCCGGTGCCTGGCCAGCCGGACATGCCGATGGATCAGGGTATGCCAGCCGAGACGATGCCGACCGAGGAGCCGGTACCCACTGAACTCGACCCCGCCATGATGAATGCCCGTGCCAACACAAGCCCCGGCTTCCCACCGGTACCGCAAGAGGCTGAGCGGGGGATGCGCGGCATCGAAACCCCGGTCACGGACGATAACCTACCCGCATAAGCCACGCAGCGCAGGGATGCGCCCCCCTGTAGGGTTGGAGCCATTTCAACCCTACTCATATTCTCACTCTGCGCCGAAAGGCAATGGGCAACTGCCCACACACCCCTGAACCCTATGCGGCCACGGCGATATGTGGCGGGAAAAGGTATGACGATAAACCAAGACGAGTTTTTCCAGAATCTTGATGCAGAAAATATCACGCCAGAACAGGCGGCCCAAATGCTTGAATTTGGGCTGGAGGGCGATACCGGCACCATGCCGGAAACGGTGAGCGAGGCGCCCGACGCTCCCACTGAGCAGGCAGATGTTGCTGACCAAGGTGCAGGTGATAGCAGCGAGGCAGGACAGGAAGCACAGGCAGAGCCGGAGCCGGTACTACTGGCGAAGGATGGCAAGCATACGATTCCGTATGAAAAGCTGGTTGAGGCGCGAGAAGGTGAACGACACTGGAAGGCGCAGGCAGAAGCGGCAGCCGCAGAGCTGGATAAGCTACGCGAGCAGGCCCAGACCCGAGCGGATGCAGGCGAAGCACCGACCGTCACAGACCAGAACGCGGCAATCGCGCAAGAAGCCATCGACCAGGGTATCGATCCAGATATCTTCGGGGACTTCTCCGAGGAGGATCTGGCGAAGGGTGTACTAAAGCTCATCGACCAGCGTATGCAACAGCAGGCGCAACAAATGACTGAGCAACAGACCCGTGAAGCAGCGGCGAAAGCGCACTATGACGCAATCTATGCTGTTCACCCTGATGCTGATTCGATCATCGAGAGCAAGGAGCTGGGCGAGTGGGTAGCCACACAGCCTGCCCATGTAAAGCTCGGGATCGAGACTGTCTTGAATACCGGTAGCGCCCAACAAGTCGTTGATGTGTTCACCGCCTTTAAGCAAGCCACTGGAAAGGCACAATCGGCCGATGATATTCGCGCCAAAGCAAGGCAGGCCGCCGAATCCGCCAAGCAGGAACCCCCTGTTAGTCTGTCCGATATACCGGGTGGACGCGCAAGCGGGGCAACGCTGGAGGAGCAGGTGGCCGGTCTTGATGGGACTGATTTGCTTGAGCGAATGCAAGATATGTCGCCCGATCAGATTGAGTCCCTACTGAACCGACTCATTTGATGACCCCAGGAGGGCAGCATGTCTGCTAATAAGACACACGCCAAATACGGCGATCCAAAAAACATGGTGCAGCAGGCTGCCGGTCTGTTTGCAACTCACATGCAGCGAAACACTACGCTGAACCGACTCACCGGCAAAATGCCGAAGGGTCAGGCCGGTGCAGAGGCAACGCTGCGTAAACAGACCAGCCAGCACATGCCGATTGTGCGTTGTCAGGATCTTGGCAAGGGCCGTGGTGATGAGGTGACTTTCCACCTGCTGAACCCTGTTGGTGCCAAGCCGATCATGGGCAGCCGCTACGCTGAGGGCCGTGGTACTGGCCTGAGTATCAGCGAAGATCGCTTGCGTGTGGACCAGGCACGCTTCCCCCTGGATCTGGGCGATGCTATGACTAGCATCCGCTCCCCCGTTGAGTTCCGCTCGCTGGGACGACCGGCAGCGCAAAACCTGATGGATCGCTATATCGACCAGTCTTTGCTGGTTCACATGGCGGGTGCGCGCGGCTACCACAACAACATCGAGTGGGTGGTACCGACCGACAAGGATGCGGATTTCGCCTCCATCATGGTAAACCCGGTCAAGGCGCCGACCAAGAACCGCCACTTCATTGCCGACAACGGCGCAATTAAGGAGTTCGGCGTCAATGCGGGTGCGGTGGATCTGACCACCGGCGACCTGATGAACATGGACGTGATCGACTCTGTGCGTACCGTGATGGATCAGATTGCACTGCCGCCCCCTGTCGTTAAGTTTGAAGGCGACAAGGCTGCAGACGACTCCCCGCTGCGTGTAATGCTGGTATCCCCGGCTCAGTACAGCTCCTTTGCGACTGATCCGAGCTTCCGTC